GTGGATAAATCATCTGTCACAACGCAACCACAAAACACATGGCCCTCAGATGTAAGTACAGTTACATTTTTGACCAGTGGTTCAGATGGGACAGCCCCAACGACAACGAGCGACTGGAATGTGTACACAAACTTTGATAATAAGAATATCAGATTCTTGCTAAACACTGACACTACACTAAGCGGTGTAAATTTAGCAGGTGAAACATATTGCACAGGCAGATTAGACACACCGATCTGGTTGTATAATATCCCAGCACGCCAAACCAAGAACCAGTTAATCACAATCGGTCAATCGTACCAACGATCAAATCAGGTCGAGGGTGTTATCTGTGCATCATGGCGAAACGTAGCAGACCCGATCGGAGTAGGTGCAAACCCAGTGGTAGAAATACCGACAGTTGGAGCGATAACCGGCGCATGGATTTGGACAACTCTCACAGGTTTAGGGATTCATCAAATACCGGCGGGTGATGACGTCCCTTTGATAGGTTTTGTTGCTACACCATTGGCAACTGAGGATAATTTCACTGAGGATGAGCGCACAGATATTTTGACAGCCGGTGTTAATCTTATACAGTTTATCCCAGGCGTTGGATTGTCTGCGAGATCATTTAGAACGCCGTCAACAAACGTAGGCGCATTATTTGGCAACTATCTATTTATGCAGAACTTTATAAAAGTCTCATCGGTTGAATCTTTGCACAGAACAGAAAGCAGGCCGAATAGGATCACAGCTTTACAAGAATATGGCCGAGCCATTTCAGACTTTGGCCGCAAACTGTATGAAGGGTCATTCCCGTTTGGAATAGATAATGCGGGAGCGTTTGGGAATTTCATTAAACAAGATGGTAAACTGTCGACGTTTAACGATGTGTTTATTGTTCAAGCCGATCAATTCAACAACCCACAAACGTCAATCAATAACGGTGAGGGGAATATCAAAGTACAATTTTACCCACCATCACCACTAGAATCGCTTGGAATCGCTGTACAGGTGTTAATACCTGTTTAATAGGATAGGGAGATAATATGCAAAGACAAGGAATCACCGTTGTAAAAATCTTGCTGATTAACGGTCAGCAAATCCCCGGCCTGTTAAAGTTCCCAGAAGCGGGGCCAGAAGAAGACGCGATTGAAGTCCCAGAGCAAGGTTTTACGGGCGTCATTGGATCAGGTCAAAGAAAACTTAAAGTTTTAGATGTCGAATATCTAATTAAAAGAGATTCAATCACATTAGGGTATCACCTAGACTGGGATGCATCGTCAGGCGAAGAAAGAGATGTTGTATTGCTTCATACGGACAAGACAGGCGACCCTGCCAACGCATTCATGAGAGAAATCTTTGAATCATGCGGACTCGGGCCAATACGGACACCTGATTTTGACCAAGCTTCTCGTAAATTTGCACAATTTAAAGTTTCCTACTTCCCGCGTAAATATACCGTACAGAAACTCTAATTGACAGGCTGAGAAAACTTACTCTCAATGGATTATGATATTCCCACGACCATGGAAAGGCCATAAAGAGTTTGAGCTTCAAAAACCTGACACAGAAACAATTTTAAAACTAGGCGATAGAGCACAGAGCGGTAAAAGATATTCATCTTTACTAGCTCTGCTTGAAGGATCAGTCGCGTCAATCGATGGCGATGAGCCAAAAGACTTAAGAGAAATGCCGCTTGTCGATGCTGAATATGTAGCACGCGAGGCTTTCCGATTGTATGACATCCCTACATTGGTCGAAGGTGTTTATGGTTGCGAGAGATGCGGGCATAAAAACATTCATGAAGAAACCGCTCACGGTGACTCACGAGACGATGTAGCGGATTTGGATGTAACTTTTTGCACACATGAAGACCTTTACGAATTAGAACTTGAACCGGGAAATGAAGTCAAAATAATAGTTCAGGAAAATAGCAAATCAAAGACCATTGCAGAATTAAATAAATATACTTTCCGAGACCCGACAATGGCTGACATGTTACGGATAGAATCTGACTCAAGCTTAAAGGACACATCAAGACGCGTTAATAAACTTTATTTTATGTGTATAGTTGATCTTGATGGGATAGTCTCAGATGGATCAAATGTTTTAGATTTAAAAAATCGTTACATGTTTGATTTATTAAACTTCCCGAGCTTCAATGACTGGATGAGAATTGCGCCATTGTTACACACCTATGGGATGAACCCATTTATAGATGTGACCTGTGAGAAGTGCGGCAAAGAATTTTCTGACCCCATAGATTTTACAGGTTTTTTCGTCTCCGCGCTCCTCTCACAATCACGCAAGAGGGCGGCGCGATAATATGGGCCAAGCCGGAAATGGTGCATGGTTTTGCGTGGGACTGGGTAACACATGCACTTGAATATGTGGATTACAACTACGATGCTTTCGATTCCGAGATGCTTGGAGTCTGTGAGTTTTCATTCGGTGGAACTACTCGACAGGAATTACTGCGTATGGAATTCGACAGGTTTACCGATCTGGTCAGAAAGACAGAGCGAGCCAGAGAAGAGCAAAGGAGAAAACTAGAAAAGTAAATGGAAAATATTGGCGTAAATATTCTTTTTGACTCAAACTCTGCGGAAAAGCAAACCAAAAATTTGACATTATCCTTTGCGAATCTGGATAAACAATCTGACAAGGCTCAAAAGACATCTGAAAAATCAATTGCCTTTGGTGTGTTTGCGGGCAACCTTATGACGCAAGCATTTAACAAATTGTCAGCGGGTGCAATGGGTGCCATACCCGCAATCGGTGAGACATTGAGTCAGGCCGGGACTGTTATAATGCGCAACCTGTTTAAGCCATTGCAGGACATACTATTGCCAATATTAAGAGACCTTATGAACTGGGTTCGTGATAATCGTATAGGATTCGTTCAGCTTGGCTCTGTAATATCCGGCGCATTTCTTTTTATTTTCTCCGTTGTGAAAACTGTGTTCAGCATTCTGTCAGGGATATTCAATAAATTCTTTGAGGCTTTCACAGCTGGCACGAAAGCCAGCTTCAAGTCAATTGCTGACGTTCTCAATCTTGTATTGCTTAAGCTAGCTTTCGCGATAACATTTATTTTAATATTAATTGAACCAGTCTTAAAGACAATCGCTGATTTATTTCTCTGGGTAATAAGATCCGCGATAAAACCTTTCTGGGATGGCATAATGGAAGGTCTTAGTGGAATTGGTGACAGTTTCGCGTTTGTGATAGATGCCTTTAGAGAATTAGGCGAACTGATAAATGGTGTAGGTGCCAAGTCTGAGGGAGTAGCTAAAGTGTTCAAGGCATTGGGATTTATTGCAGGAACTTCAATCAAAATTATTATCAACGGCATTAATTATATGGTTGGCGGTTTAATCAAACTTATTAGCTGGATTGTGAAAGCGGGTGCTGCTTTACCAAACGCATTTCGAGCCGGGGTAGACTGGGTTAAGGAAAAATTAAATTCACTGATCGAATGGTTTTTGTCAGTACCTGATAAGATCGGCAAGGCTTTTGAAAATGCCTTTGCATCCATAGAAAGTTATCTCAAAAATTCAACGCTAGGTAAATTAGCGGTTAAGCTAACCGGTGGTGAATCTCCAGCTGGGGAGATTGCAGCATTAACGCAACCGGGTGGAGCGGCTCAAACAATGGCCATGACCCAGAATAAATCAAGCGTCCAGAATATAACAGTGAACGGAAACGATAATCCAGCGGCAACAAAACAGGCTGTAAAAGATGGCGTTCAAGCAGGATCAATTCAAAATAAAACAGCCGCAGCGGGTAGACAATGAAAGGCATTCCATGGTACATACTGAGTGAGACAGGGTTGCTCATAACGTCGCCCACTATTCCTGTGAGCATTTCCAGTAGTAAGGAAATACTATACGCAGAAACCGCAGTACCTGGGATTAACTACACGCCTCTTTACCCTAACCGACAAGGCAACAACAAGCTGGCATTTACCATTCCTATTATTAATCGAAAGGGAATACTAGGCAACGCGAACAAGCTTGCACAATTTGAAATGCTTAGAAATTCAGACACGCCATCGATCAGGGATCTAATAAATAAATCCACAGATAAGTCGTTTGCTAGTCCACCGTTTACCGTCCCATAATCTAATTGGTGATAGAGTCCTGTCAGATTCCGGTTCAATGGGGATTTAACGTCGTACTGTTTTGGCCATCCAATAAAATATATAATTGCTGGATCTGATTGCATGAATAATTTGCATTGAAATTGATATGAGAGTTTTCTTAGAAATGCCCAGTTTGATTCATAGCCTTGTGTGATTGCTGTTTTCTTAGTAAGTGGAATATCCATTTCGTCAAAATCCACAAACGCTTTATATTTTCCGCCACCTAAATTAAACTTTGTGGCAATATCATGTATTATCTGATTGGGAGTTTCTTTGTAGTAGGTTTTTCGGACTTGATTATATCCACCAACCACACCGGCTCTCATAGAGATTGTGCTTTGAACTATTCCATCCGCACCCGATGGCGCATAATTCAGAAAGTGGCAGAGCATAGGGCCACGTTTTCTAGTTCCTTTGATGACATTCTTATTTTTGATTGAATCCAGAAAAGATGAAATGACATTATTCCCGCTTTGTTTTAACCCCCATTCGATCTGAACTTGAAAACCATAAGAGTATTTTTTATTTATTCTGCCACTGTCATCAAGCAGTGTTAAATCGACCATTGACGGAGACCCTTCTTTGTCGGTAACTTTTAAAGAGAATATTTTGCCCTGTATATCGGCATTCGATATTAATGGAACTGAGGGCTGGACATTTTGATTTTTAGCCTTTGGAGGTGGAACGGTTATCTCGAAAAACGGCGTAACGCCATGGCCTATTAGTTCTTCAATTTTCATTAAATTGGAATTACTATATCTTTTATTTTCGACAAATCAAAATCATATTCTACAATGTTCACATCATTTTGCTGTAGGATATTCAATGACTCATATTCAGTTTGCAGTTCGTCAAAGGCTATCAAGTCGATATCTTTACCTTGTGATGGAATGGAGTAATTACTCGCAGATTTTTTGTGCTCATAAATTAACTTAACGTCTGTCACCTCGCCAAAGGCATTTGTGAAGCTCGTCGTAGGT